CATGCCGGCGACCATCGAGACGCTCGGTCAGATGGTTGAGAAGTTCAACGAGGCATCGAACGGAACGATCCGCCTGACTACGGAGGGTTTCGACGGCGACTTCATGCAGCAGAGTTTCTTTGCTGCAATCCATAGCGCCCAGCGCCGCGTTGATCGCTACGCCTCAAACGATGCTGCAACGCCGACCGACCTGACCCAGCTCAAGCAGTCCGGCGTCAAGATCGCGGGCGGCTTCGGGCCGATCCGCTTTGAGCCGGGCCAGCTTACCTGGTTGAACAAGCCGACCGCTGAGGGCATCGAGGTTGCGTCCCGCAACTTCGCCGAGGCGATGCTGCGTGACCAGCTCAACACGGCTGTCGCGGCGCTCACGGCCGCCATCACGGCACAGGGCGCGGCTACCGTGGTCGACGTCTCGGCGTCCAGCGTGATGAGCTATGCGGGCATGAACTCGGCGCACGCCCTGTTCGGTGATCGCTCGACCGATCTGGTCGGCACGGTCATTAACGGCGCCGCCTATCATCAGCTCATCGGCGCGAACCTGACGAACGCCGAGCGGCTGTATCAATCGCAAGGCGTGCTGATCGTGGACATCCTCGGCAAGGCAGTGGTCGTCACCGATGCGCCGTCCCTTTCCCTTGCGGGATCGCCTGCGAAGTACCGCGCTCTTTCGCTCTGCGAAGGCGCGGCGGTGGTCTATGACGGCGGCGACGTGATCTCGAACATCGAGACCACGAACGGCAAGCAACGTATCGAGACGACCATGCAGGTGGACTACACCTTCGGCCTCGCCCTCAAGGGCTACACCTGGGACGAGACGAACGGCGGCAAGTCGCCGACCGATGCTGAACTCGCCACGGGCAGCAACTGGGACAAGGTTGCCACCGACATCAAGCACACAGCGGGCGTTCTCACGCTGGCTGCTCAAGTCGCTCCGTAGGTGACGCTTGAAGCACGATGACCGCGAGGTCTGGTATGAGCCCCATCCGCTCCCACCGGGGCGCAAAGCTGAGCTGATGGCTGCGGGATACCGCATCATCGATTCAGCCTTTGCGCCGCCGGGATGGGTGCCGCCGGGCGGGGTCAAGGCTGCCAAGGCCGACGACCCCGATCTCGACATGCCGGTCCGGGGCAAGAAGGTGAAGGCCCCCAAGGCCCCGCCGCCTGAGCCGGACATGCTGCCAGACGATGACGAGGGCGAGAGCGCATGACCATCACAGTCGGGACGGACACCTATGCGACGGTTGCGGAGGCTGACACCTACGCCACCGGCCGCGCGTGGACGGACTGGCTGGCGCTGGGCACGAGCGTGAAGGAGGCCCGCCTCGTTGAGGCGGCCACCTACCTTGACACGTCCTACGAGTGGAAAGGCCGGATCACCGAGACGGATCAGGCGATGAGCTGGCCGCGTGACGGCGTGGTGGACAAGGAAGGGCGCCTGCTGGCGTCTGACGTTGTGCCGGCGCGCGTCAAGGCGGCGCAGATCGAGCTGGCCCGGATCGCTACGGCGGGCCTGGTTGTGAGCGACACGCAGGGCGAGGTGACGGCCATCACGGCTGGCTCGGTCTCGCTGACGTTCAAGGACTCGCAGAGCGTGACCGAAGGCGCGAAATACCGGCCCATCGACCGGATGCTGGCGGGGCTCTATCTCAGCCGCGCGGGCACGGTGCGGAACGTGCGGCTGATCAATGGCTAACTTGCTGTCGGGGCTGGACAAGCTGGTCGCGGACATTGCCGGGCCGCTGCTGTTTGCGGCGGCCGTGCTGGTGCGTCAGACCCGTGTGGCCGATGGCCGGGGCGGCTGGACGCTGACCGATGCCGAGGAGGCCTGCCAAGCCCTCGTCACGGACTACAGCGCGTTCTCGCGTGGCTCGCTGGGCATCCCCGACACAGACCGCAAGGTGCTCGTGCTAGGGCATGGCCTCACCGCGCCGCCGGTGCCGGGCAACCTCCTCACCATCGACGGATACCGCTGGCGGATCGTGGCGACGACGCGCGACCCGGCAAAGGCGGTCTATGAGTGCCAGGCCACGCCGGCAGGGGCTGACACATGACCACCCGCACCACGGTCAACATCAACCTCGCACTAGCGGACAATCTGTCCCAGAAGGCCGTTGAACGCGGCGTGCGCGCGGCGACCCTCGACGCGAAGGGCCTGATGATCGGCATCCTTTCGAAGCCCGGCACGGGGCGGGTCTACGAGCGCAAGTCCGTCATGCACGTCGCCTCGGCGCCGGGCGAGCCGCCTGCGCCGGACACTGGCCGCCTGCGGAACTCGACGCAGGGCGAGGTGTTCGCTACGAGCGACGGCGCGCTGGGTGTGGTGAGCGTTAACACCGAATATGCCGCAGCCCTTGAGCTGGGCACGGACAAGATCGCGGCCCGCCCGTTCATATCGAGGCTCGCGCGGGACTACTCAGCACGGATTCAGGCCGTGTTCGCCCGGTTCGCACGGATCCCCTGATGCTCGACATCACCGGCGCGGTCTTCACCCGCCTCAATTCAGACAGCACGCTCACTGCACTGCTCGCCCCCTATGGCGCAGGCAAAGCCATCGTCTCCGACCCCCCGCCTGCCGACCTGATCGTCCAAGGCCCAGAGGTGGTCTGCATCGTCGCCGCCCCGTTCGATGACGAGGCCGAGGACACCTACACCGAGGACTACCGGCGCACGTCGCTGAACGTCCGTCTCTACAGCCGCCCGAATGGATCAACGCTCGCGCTGGACACAGCCGCCGAGCGCGTCAGGGCGCTGCTCCGTTCGTGGCCCAAAGGGGCCGTGACCGGGGGAACTCTGATCGACGCTGCCGTCTCCGGGCCGGTAGCGGGACCGTCCAGCGACCCTTCGGTCGAGGGGCGCATCGTGACTGCCCGGCTTATTTTTCTGGAGGCCTAGATGGCTATTGTTGCAAAGAACGCCACCGTCGCGCTGTCGCGCTCGCCGGACGGCACCACCTTCACGGTCATCCCCGGCGTCACGAACTTCGATGACGGCGGCTTCACGGCCGAGGAACTGGACGCCACCGACTACGACTCGACCGGCAACACCCGCGAATACGTCAACGGCTACAAGGACGGCCAGGAGGGCAGCTTCACGGTCAACTTCGACCCCGGCAACGCGGTGCACCAGTCGCTGATCTCGGACGTTGGCAGCGCGAACATCTGGCTCCGCCACCGCTACGACGACCGCAACCTGACGATCCCGGTGGCCGTCAAGCGGACCTCGAACCCTGCCGAAGTTGGCGGCATCCTCAAGATGACCGTCACGTTCAAGCCGAGCGGCGCCGCTGTCTGGGCTGACGTTGCCTGATGACCACCCCTAACCACGAAGGCACCGTCCTGCTCCGCCACGGCGGGCGGGACGTGCCGCTGCGGTTCACCTTCGCCGTGATCCACGGGATGCAGCAGGACCACGGCCTCGACGGCTGGATGCAGGAAGTCGCCCGCGGGCTTGATGACCTGGACCTCGCCGTCATGGCCCGCCTGATGCAGCTCACCACGGGCCTGCCAGAGGCCGAGGCGCGCGAGTTGTGCGTCCCGGTCCTCCCCGCCAAGCAAGCCCTGCTGCGCGCATGGCAGGCGGGCATGACGGGCAACGTGCCGGCGGAGGATGACGACGATGCGGGAAAGACGATGCCCCAGCCGACATTGTGGGCCATGCTCTCGAAGCTGCGCTTCGGGCAGGGGTTCAGTGGCGGGACTTCTGGGGCCTCACCCCGCACGCCGTCCGCACCATCGTCAGAGCCTACAATGAGCACTGGAACACCGTGACCGAGCTCACGATGGCCAACGCCTATCACGGCGCGGCGCTGTCCCTGTCCGATCCGAAGAAGTTCCCGCGCTCGTTCGGCGAGTGGTTCGGCAAGCCGTCGCGCGAGCGCCCGCCGAAGCCTCAGTCCGAGAAAGAGATCGCGGCGGCGTTCCTGTCATGGGCGCTCAAGGCCGCACCGAGAGAGGAAGCGAACTAGGTGGTCACCACAGTCGGCGGCGTTCAGATTGAGATCCGGGGCGATAAGTCCGATTTCAGCCGGACGATGCGCGAGGTCCAGCGTGAGGCGGGCCGGACTGGCCAGACCATCGAGCGCGAGTTCCGTGACGCTGACGGCGCCGCCACCCGGCTGAACTCATCCATCAAGCAGACCGCCACCTCGATGCTCGCCCTCGGCGCCGCCATCGGTGTCGGCGCGGGCCTGTCGCAGGGCATCCAGCTTATCGCTGGCTTCAGCCAGTCCATGTCCACGCTCAAGGCCATCACGCAGGGCACCACAGCGGAGATGGTCGCGCTGGAGGCCGTCGCCAAGCAGCTCGGCGCCACCACCCGATTCAGCGCCACCCAGGCCGCCGACGCTATGGGCGAGCTGGCCCGCGCGGGCTTTACCGTGACGCAGGTGCTCGCCGCCATCGGGCCGACGCTCTCAGCCGCACAGGCAGGCGGCGCAGGCATTGCCGAGACGGCTGCCATCATCGGCGCCACCATCGGCGGCTTCGGATTGCAGGCCTCGGATGCGGCGCGCATCGCGGACGTGCTGGCGCAGGCCGCGAACGGATCGGCCGCCGGCATCCTCGACCTCGGCGAGGCGCTCAAGTTCGCCGCGCCGACCGCCAAGCAGCTCGGCCTCGGGCTGGAAGAAACCATTGCCGTGATCGGTAAGCTGTCAGACGGCGGCCTCACCGGCGGCCTCGCGGGCCGGGGCTTTCAGTCGCTTGGCACGCAGTTCGTCAACGAGCGCGAGAAGATCGAGGCGCTGATCGGCACCTATGACCTCGCCACGGACGGCCTCGGCAACGTGCTGGCCCGCCTGCGTCAGGCCGGGATCACCACGGCCCAGATCATCGAAATCTTCCGGGCCGAGAACCTCGACACGTTCGG